ATACGATGGCGCGGGCAGGATTTATAAAGAATCGGCCTCATATGCGGGCGCGCGGAATGCTTTAATAGGAGATAGCTTTGGAAGTCCGGCGATTGTTGTCGGGAGAAATTATATATCCGGCCCGCTGGTATATCAGAACATCAGAGGGTATCTACAATTTCTTGCGCCGTCCGGAATGACTTCCGTTGAGGAAGCCGTTATAGAATTAAACGGAATGCAATTAAATACTAACCAGAATTTTAGTTTATATGCCATTGAAGGAAATTGGACGGCTCTCGGTTATGCAACCGCTATTTATAATGATCTTGAAGGCTGGTTCATATCGGGATCATATTCAATTACGAATTTAATCGAATCATGGTCGACAACGGAGTATTCCGGGACGGTAGTTAATAAACTTCGGTTGAACGCGGCGGGTAAAGCTTTATTGCTTTCAAAAACCGGGGCATTTTTTAAATTAATGCTACTTTCAAGTCTTGACGTAACCAATGCAGCTGCGCCGACCTCGCAGGAATATGTCCAATTCCAAACAGACGCAGCGTTGAAAATCCGGTATAACGCTAAAATATTAGACAATCAGGACGCGGAAGTTTATCTCGCTTATGAACCGGTTCCGACATCATATACCGACATGCAATTAATATGGAAAGGTGTTGTCGATGATTATAGCATAAATGATAAATATTTAGATTTGGAATTAAAGCAGAATGACCATAAAAAGAATGTTACGATACCAAAAAATATAATTACAAGCGACAACTTCCCGGACTGTCCTGATGAAAACCTGAATAAAGCCTATCCGATAGTATTTGGTGATTTTTCGGCAGACGCCGGTGTTCATAAATTTGCAATCGGCAAAGAAACAACTTTTGGAGTTCTTTCCGGTGTTCGTAATTATGCGAAAGGATTAGTTGTTAATAATGGTAGTTTTGACCAAGAAAATCCTATTGAAATAAAACTTTCCGATAATGTCTTGCAGGATATAAATGATTCGGATGCGGCTTTTTGGTTATCGAATAGTAAAGTTTATGCACGTGTTTGGGCATTGGTATCATTGAATAGTTCAAATAATACGATTCATTTCTTACCAAAAAGTTTAAATACAGAATCGTTTACAATTGCAGCAAGCGTTCCCGCGTATAAAAATTTCGGCGGGCTTACTATATCGGCTATTCCAAATAGCGTTTATCATAATAATAATGTAACTGACCCGGAAGATTCTTTCGCGAATACGGGTTATGCTGAAATTGAAGATTATCCTGATTATTTTGAAGTTGCTTTTCCAAAAATAGGAAGTGTCGGAGAAATAGATTTGGTTGAAATCGTATTTGATTTAACCGATTTGAATACAACCGGAACTAACTATATAGCATGTTCATTGCGCGAAAATAACGATATAATCAAAATAGATTATGGTTATGATGGAGTATTGGAATTTGACGATGGGGCATTAGCATTTTTCACAAGCGCTACAACTGATTTTGTGGCAGCGGGCGTTATAGCAGGTGAGTATCTTTATATTTCATCATCAGTAAATCGCGGGCGTTGGGAAATATTCAGCGTGGAAAGTACACATGTAATAAAAATCTATGTTTATAACGAAAGCACAAACTCATCCGGAATAACCTTTCAGGTAGGCGAACTTGGCGCAGAATTACACGCAGGGAATTGCAACGGTACAGGGCAACGAAAAATCGTTATAACAGAGCATATTGACTGGGCAGTAGAAAACTTTCTCGTAAGATTTGCATATTCAAGACTTACTCCTCCGTATGGTAAATTCCAAATCAAAAACGTTCAAATAAGATATTTCACATCTGATTTTGAAAAAGCATCGGAATATTTCTTCGATTCTGAAGGCGAAAGAGATGATAATGTCGGAACTATAACCGGAACGGCTTATCTAACTATCGAAAAACCTCCTCACGTTATTGAATCCTTTGCCCGCGATGAAATGAGCCTCGTAACCGCTGAAATCAATACAACGGCTTTCGATGCCAGCGCAACGGCTTTATCCGCATGGAAGTACGCTTTTCAAATCAACGACAGAGCGGGCGCAAGGGATTTTCTTCATAATTTCTACAGGCAAAGCCATTCAAAAGGTTTATGGGATGAGCAAGACCGGCTAAGCATTAAGACATTCAATGCTGATAATAATTTTTCTATGTCTGGCACTGATATACCGACAGGTCTTGATATATTTGACACCACCGGCAGTCCGTCCGGTGACTCGGTGACGACTAATCCAATTTTCGAGTTGTCAATTATCAGAACCGGATTAGACGAAGTCAAAAATGATTTTGTGCTTAAATATAAAAAGAATTATGCAACGGGTGATTATCTCGAAACGCTTTACATGACAAACGGCCTCGGAGTCATAGGGAATGCCGAAACCAATATCACAGAGGGTTACCTCGAAAACTCCCAAACTTTAACCGCGCTGAAAACTATGTGCGCCACAAGTTATTTATATTACCAGACGACAAATACTCTTGAATTCGAGGCCGATTTAATCCGTGACGAGGCAACCGCTACAATGTTAATACAGTATTTAATTGAAAGAATGTGGAAACGGCGCTATATTTCAGTTATCAGAACAAAAATGAACGCAGTCGGCTTTGAACTTGGGGATTTTATGAATATAAGGCATAATCGAACTTATGAGCTATTCGGGACCGCAACGGCTGAATTAAAGAAGTGGGAAATCATAAACAGGTCATTGGAGTTGAATTCGCAAAGTATAAATTTAACAGGGATTGAGGTAGATTAATGCCAATTTCTGATACCGAAACCAGTTACGGGCCGAGCGCGGAAGGCGAAGGAACTATCAGGGTTCCGGGCGCGCCTGTATGTGTAAGCAACGCGGCGGGAACGGCAACTTTCAATTTCGATGATAATGGAAACGGCGACACTGTAACCTATGCGATTTATGTAACGGTAGACGCAACTCCCAGAGGCTATTTAGCAGCAGACGGAACTGATAACGGAGCCTCAGAAATATGGCAGACTTTAGCCGTCTGGGGTGACGTAACCATGACCGGGCTAACTGATTTTGTGGCTTACAATACGAAAGTCAAGGCAAAATCAGACGCAGGAGTTGAATCGGCTTTCAGCGCGGCAACGGCTTTAAATAGCTTACCTGATATTGATTACGGTCCGGAATCTGCAAATCTCGAAAGAGAAGTAACCGGCGGCAATACTAAAATTGATGAAACACTTGGTATAGTTCCTTCCGGTGATTCGGTTCTCGCAACTGAGGCAAGTCAAACAGAAGTAACTGAATATTATGGCGAGCTTTTATTTACTTACACGCTAAAAAATAATTCAGCTACTGCAAGCCGGATCGCAATAGAATTTTCAGAAGATTATGACCCCGATAACCCCGAAATAGCAACTTGGGCAACGGCAACGGCAGGAACTGCAGGAGACGGTTTAACTGCGCTTACAACCTCGGCGGCTGGTGTAGAACACGAGGTTTCATGGGACTCATATACTGATGCCGGAACGTCTGAATTAAAAACCGGGGTCTATTTCCGAATTACTCCTTATGACGCTTCACCTTCCGGCGGCGATGCCGGCGAAACTGTGATAAGCTCAGTATTCGGCGTTAATAACAGACCTGCGATTATGACTTGGACAAATGCAGACGGTTTTGTATTCGATAAAGATTCAACGCCTATTTTCCGGGCAATCATGTCAAGCCTCCGGGGTGGAACTGTAGGATTTCCTGAACTTACGATTTACGAGAACGATGGAACCACGGAAGTACAGAGTTGTAAATCCGTTGAAAGTATCGCGGGCTGGGAATACGAGAGCGAACCCGATACATGGGTTGCAATGACAGTCGCGGGAATACCGTCTTCGGAAATCGATGGAATTAATAGAGTCAGATTTACG